AATACAGAATGGTAATGTACATCCATCGTATAATATACCCCCTGAGAAGCCTTACAGGGCTTCTACAGACGACTTCTTGGTATAGGGTAGGGGTTAGGTTAATTCAGTGAAATAGACAATGCATTGGGGTTAATTTGAAAAGTATCACCATCAGTAATATTTTTAGGAACTGCCAATGCCCCGTAAAATAATAAATTACCTGCTGTTAGTGCATCATACACACCCATATGTGTTACATTCCCCCAATTACCACCTGATGCAGGTCCAAAAGTAGGAGTATTAGAATTAAGTGATACACCGTCTACTGCATCAGCAAAATCAACACCTATTCTTGTATAGCCAAATGATGCTGCCACTTCGGATACATTACCTGTTTCTCCATCTGTAATACCTGTTAGTAGTGCTATGTACAGAGTTGGTGCTGTATAGTTTTTATTACCTTCACCTAAAATATGGTCAAGGATTTCGTTTTCTAAATAATTACTTGCTGACATTTTTATCTCCTTATGTTGTCAATATTTATTATGGGCAAGGATTGGCATTAGTCCAATCTGCCCCATTTACACTTGTTAAATCTGCTTGTGCTGAAATATCTGGTTGTTGTAATAATGGTGTATTATGAAACATACCTACTTTACTATTAGCCCCATTTAACCCACTTGTTGTATTAAGATTTGTTAAACATACCAACGAACTACAATACCCAAATGCATTTACAAAATCTTGAACATTACTTGTATTCATATATGGTATTGAAGTTAATGAACTACAACCATAGAATGTTTGTTGTAATGAAGTTACATTACTATAATCAAGTCCTGATATTGTTGTTAGATTCCAGCAATTATAGAATGTATCCGTCATAGTTATAGGCGATATTGTTGGGAATGTAACATTTTGAAGGTGAACACAATAATTAAACATACCTTGTAAATTAGTTAATGTTGTTGATGTTATATTCACATCTGTAATTCTCCGATCCTGATCGTAATATGTTAACTGCCATAATGTAGGAGTTATATCATATAATCTAACTGTATAGACTCCAGCATCACTTGTCGTTGGTATAGTTACTTGGTGTTCTGGTATTTGCCAGTTTGGATTTCCTATTTCTACATCATAATATGACCAAACACCATTAAACCCTACTTCAATAGTTTTTGGTGAATTATTAGCATCATATACCATCATTATAATACCGTTTTGCCAGTTACTATCATTATTAACAGTTATTTCCATTTCGTGAGTTACATTCTTACTGGTAAAAGAATCTACATCAGCGAATGCTTCATTGCTTATATAATTATTTGGTTGTTGTTCATTAACAGCCGCATTAATTACATCTGCTTCTAGTGATATATCATATGAAGAATTATTTTCTAAATTATTAACTACAAAATCTATACCTGGATAGCCATTTGGGGGTTGAGGATCTGCTGTACCACTAATTTTATATGTAGTGTATTCAGTTGGTGTTATTGTTTGATGTAACACACCATCTTTGTGAATTAATATATTCCCACTTCCATTTGTTATATCCAAATATTCCCAAGATTGTGTTAACCAAGGAAACACTAAAGTTATGTTTTTATATGTTAAATCATTTGGATCATACCAATCATCAACACCAGGTGCTAATGATGGTGCTTGAAACTCATAATGCCTTGTTTCTACATCATTACTCATATTAGTAGAAGTAATAGAGGATATATCACTTGTTGTAGAACAATGTTTATTCATTAGTAATGAATCAATTGTTGTTGTTATTTCTGCTGAAAAAGATGCATTATTAACGAACATTAAATAACCTTTTTGTGTATTAGATGTTTCACTTGCAATAGCAATAATACCATTAGCATTATTAGCATCATATGTGTATATTTTTCCATACCCTCCACTAATAGCATCAGTGGTAATGGCCGAATTTATAATTGATTCACCTAATAATTTACTTCTAAATGAAGTACTACGGGGAATACTTGAAAATGGGTCTGGACCTGTTGTAGTTACAATACCAGGTGGAAGGGTGATGCTGTAATTTATCCCTTCTTGGTACAACGATTCATTTATGTCTATATTTAATCTACTCATTTTATTATCCTATTGTTACTCTTGAATCAGTAACATCAATTACTTCTACTACATTATTATTTTCATCTTGTATAGTTATAACCCCAATACCTTTTTGAATTGGTCTATCAAAATCAATCTCTACTTCATTTGGAACTCCATTTGTGTCTGATGGTGGTATAATACTTGGTCCTGTATCCGTTGTAAACCTAATTGCATTAACATCAGTTAAACCTGCATATGGGGTCCCGTGGTATACCCCATTGCCCGCATCTGTTACAGCATTATAATCTACTAAAATATAATATTCGCTATCAAACACCTTATAATAAGTTAAATCCAATGTTACTGTGTTTAATGATTCACTAATAATTCTATCTGTTCCGTCTTGTTGGAATGTAGTTGTTGTATTAAATGATTGTATTAAACTACCTGCTTGATTATATAACTTAAATGCACCTGATACTGATTCATTAATATTTTTATTAAAGATAATTTGAATAGTATCTTCAATGACAACCTCATCAGTTGATACATTAACATCAAATGTTTCTAACGATTGAACACCATTGGAAATACCTCTTGATACTCTGTATTGGATGATTTCCAAATCAATATCACTATAATATTGAAATGTGTGTGTGTTACTTGGACTTGATGAACCATTAATATTCAATGTTTCAGTAGTTTGTTGTACTCCACAGAAATCATTAAAGTCTGTTGTCCTGGTATAATCAGGATTAGTTATAAATCCGATTGGAAAATGTGCAGTATATTCTTCATCTAATAGGATAACATTATTATCAAGATCAGTTAATGTTGCAACTTGTCCATCAGTGCTTACAACGGTTAATGTTTGAACTGTTGTTCCTGTGCTATTTTTAATTTCAACATTGCCTTGAACTGTTATTTCTGGTTTGGCTGAACTGGCATATGTTACTGTTGGTGTTACACCTGCTTGTAAATCAGACATCTGATTACCAGGAATTGATACATTATATTGGTCATATTCTACTTTGCCAGTATATGTAGTTGATGGTATAGTTCCACCAGCATTTACTAAAAATATTATTGTATTATTTCCTGTATCTCTTACTATTGTTGAATTATGTCCTAATTCATATAAATGTGATTCAAATTTTGCTGTTGTGAAAGTCCATGTTGGTGTTGTTCTTGCTGATGATAGATATGTAGTCAAATTATGACAATAATTACAAGAAGTTTCAATTATCCCTTCATCATATAAAATATAATAATCAGTTCCTGGTGTTCTATCTGCAAATGGTATTTGTAATATTCTTCCATAGCCATGTAATGTACAACTACTAACTGGTAATGATTGTTCTAATGTTCCATCACTTCTATATAATTCTATATTACCCATCCCTAATATAAATGATGGAGTTGTAATTGATGCATATGCAGGGCTTGGTGAATTTAATCTCAAAAAGTAACTACCGGTAAAAGGTGCTTCATTATCTCTATTACCTGCTATGTGTGGCGCACCTGCATCAAATTCCATATAACATTGATATACACAACTACCATCATTTTGTGTAGCACTTGCATCATAGTTTAATGCATTTGTATCTGTACATCCTAATACGGGATCTGGTGGATCTGGTGGTTCAGTGCCTCCTCCGCAACAATTACTTAATGGTACCCAATTAGTACCATCAAATGATAATACATCATCTGCTACTGGTGCTACAGTACCAGTATCAACATCTGTTAATTCATTAATAAGTTGCGGTACTGGTGATGCTGGTATTTGTGTAGATAAATCATCAATAAATGCTTGATCATTAACTAAACTTTCTGCTATTTGGCTTTCTATTGGTGTCGCTGGGTTACGACTAGGGAAGAAATCATCTAATATCGCATCTACTATACTTGTATTTGGATCACCATCAAATAATGTATCTAAATTATTGAGTAATGTCAATATACCCAAATTAAGTAATTGTCCACCTATACTTACATTATCAGGTAAATTATCAGGTTCTTGTACTGGCACATATGCAATTAAACCACTTGGATCACTAAATGGTCCTGTTGTTATATTATTTGTACCTCTTACTTTTACATATAAATCACCTTGATTTAATTGTCCATATTGAAATGTAACTGCTTGGTTTTCTGTAAATGTACTTCCATCTGTATTGCTTTGTGTACCTACTTTTACATATGTTCTATCATAATCATTAGGTACTGATGTGTCGTGTGTTACCCAGAACTCCATTTCATCAACAATACCACTGGGTACTACACTTCCTATTAAGATATGTGGGTTACTACCAGTGTCATTGTTTGTTACTGTTGGTTGATTGGGTTTACCAATACTACCTATACTCAATAATCCATCATCTGTTTCTACTTGGTATTCAGCAATATCATATGTATATACATCAGCATCATATTCAAGACATTTGAAATCTAAAACAATAGCACTATCTGTTTCTACTTCCTGTACATTTACTACACGAAATACTTTATTGGTATAATTGTATGCAGATGAACTAATATCAATTAAATCACCTGCTTTTACATTCATAAAACTATAGTCTGCTTTGAAACTAATAATCTTATCAACTCTTGATTGTTTTAGATCAATTAAACCAACTTTTAATGCTGTACTTTGTTTATTAGTAAATGGTAATACAGTGCTTAATGTATTATTTGGTTCATTGGCAAATAAATCTATTGCTGGTATGTCAATTTTAACGAAATCTGTTTTATCTAATATATCTGTGTTTTGATACTTTACTTCTGCACTATTATATAAACCAGTTAATGATGTACCTGATACTGATATTTCACCAATAATATTACTATCACTAAATGATGCTATTGATGTACCTGTTTGATTGATTATTACTACCCATTTACCTTGATGTATATCATAACTTAACCAAGAACTACAAGCCTTTGCTATGGCTTGCATATTATTCAATACATTTGTATTTGTATTAACTAATCCATTAATTCTTGTTTGTCCTACTTGTTGTGATCCTGCGGCATCTGTATATGTAAACCCATTCTGCACATAGGTATTAAGTTCTGTTAATCCAGTTATTTCAGATGAATCTATACCAGCACCATATGTTGTGTTAGTCATATAGTCGTTAAGTACATCACCTGGCATATTAGTACTATTTGTAATATGGAATGTACATTGTGGTAAACCAGTAACATTTTTAGATCTATTATAATTTACTTCTACAATAGCATATAATAAATTAGTCATTGGGTGATTAGTCCAATGTGTCATTAAAGTATTTGGTACTGGACCGCCATTTAATGGTGTATTTTCTTTATATAAATATACTTTAATTAAATCTTCAGGACTTGGATCTTCGTTGCCACTTCTATCAATTGTTTTATCAACTGTAAAACCATCTGCTTTGAATATTACTCTGTTATTATTGAAATATACATCATTAAATGTATATGTTGATGCAGTACCATCAATAGCATTACCTGTTAATTCAGATAATGTTAAACAATATCGCATTTGTTTATAATCAGCACTTAATGCTGCATCTGTTATATTACCACCAAAATATGCTTCACCATATAATACTGGTATTTTGTTTTCTGTACTTGGGTTAAGTTGTAATCTAACTCCTTCATCAATTGTTTCAGGTGATGATGTGTCATTTACATTATCACTTAATAATCTTGATGCATAACCTAATATTGCTGTTTTGGCAAGATTAGCACCAAATGTATTACCACCTAACCAACTAAATGCATTACTGAAAAAACTCATACTGGTGCCCCAAAGTTATAATTTGAACTGGCTAATGCTTGTACTCTATCCATACTATCTTCATTAGGAAAATCAACTGGATTAGTTCTTCTACCAGATACTTTCTTTGCTAGTACTTCTACTATACTATTACAGGTTAATGATATTGTATTTGTTGCTACTCTTGCACCTAAATCAACATCATCTGTTATTGCATAATTTGTTACTATTCCTTTGAATTTTAATACTGGGTTTTCTGGTAATGTAAGTAATACACCACTTGTATCAAATAATCCCCTGTATAATTCTAAACTACTTCCCTTTATTTCATTATCTAATATTTCACTTACTTTTGCTACTGGTATTCCTGATAATGTAATACTTAATTTAGAAGGGCTTGCTTTAAGTTCAGAAGTGATACCACTAACATTAAGTAAATTACCAATACTTGTATATGTATCCCCATTAAATGTAATAGGTGTATTATAATCAGATAATAATGCAGTTTGAAAATTAGGAATAACCCATTTCACGAATACTGCACTTTCAATTGCTGAATATGAACTTAAATCAATCATATTAAGTTCTCTTGAAACACAAATGCACCTGACCACTGTACTTGGTTTCTTTGAAATATAGTCCATTCAGGCATTGTTACACATATAACATCCCAAGTTTGTCCTGGTGTTAATGGACCTGTATTAATCCAATTAGTATAACCTGTATTACTAAATGCTACTGTTTCTACTGAAAATCTATTTGCTGTTTCTATTGCTTGAATATATGTTGAAACTTGATCCCAAGGCATACCATCGGGTAATTTAACTGTAAAAGAAGTACCAGCAGAACCTCTTGATGTTGCCCTTACTGTTCCATTTCTGGAAATAGTTTGTCCTACTACTTCTTTATTATTAACTGATATTGTTTCAGCATTATCAAATATCCATTGAAAACTCATATTCTAATCTCCTTACCCAAATGAAGGCAATGTATTCCTTCCTTGTTCTGTTACTGCATATAAGAATGCAGGATCTCTTGCAATCATTGCTTGGAAACTTGGTGCATCTACTGCTTGTATATTATATGTAACATTACCACCTGTTGGTTTACTTACATTTGCTGGACCTTGTACTAATTCAGGACCTGCTTCACCTACTACACCATATCGACCTTGTGGTATTACACCACCACCAGCAAACCAACCACTGAATAAACTACCACTACCTACACCTGATCCACCTAATATATTAGCGGCTAATTTTTTACTTTGTATTCTTAACATATCATCAATAACTGACGAAGCAAAATCTTTGAAGTTCATTTTACCTGTTTTAGCAAAGTTATAAATTGCATCTTCCATTGATTTCGCTACTGAATTAAATATTGTTTTTGCTTCATTAGCAGCATCAAATGCAGCATCTTTATATTCCTTAAATGCATCTTTCCAGGCTTCTGCAAATGTTTTTGCTTTTTCTTCTTGTTCATCTAATTCATCATTGACCATTGGTATAATACCAGCAAATTCAGCATATTCGTGATTAAGATTACTCATTGCTTTGGCATGTTCTTTATTTGTAATCATACCTTTCTTTAATGCATAGTTTAACTTCTCAACATTCCTATTATATTCAGCGGTTGCTGT